TCTCACACCTGCTGAGTCTTCAGCATAGCCTGCGGATATAGCACACTCAGTACCATTTTTCCTGCCTTCGTTACTCACGATTTCGTGAGCGAATTTCCTTTGTAATTCTGTTAATCTTGTGATTTGTCCCATAATTGACAATAAGAGTAGTTTGGCGTAAAGTCAAGTTTATGTTGAAAGCAAAAGAATTAGCCAGTGCCTTAGCTAAGATTATGTTAAACTCAGAGGTGGGTAAGAACGCTCGCATACAAGTAAGATTGCCACAAGGAGAGTACAGATCTCCTGATGGATTCTTTGATGTAGTTGAAGTTAAATTAATGCAGAACAATGTGTTGGGTCATAGTGAAACTCACAGGATTGTATTTGAATTATATCCAAGCGATATGGCATGGAAAATGGGCAAACCGAAAAAGATTATAGGATGACGGAATTACCGGCCGGCAAACAGGTAATAATTTTAGGTCAAACGGTTGTGAAGTTTGATACACCTCAATTTATTCTTGATGAAGTTAATCAAATATATGATCATAGAATTGAAAAAGACCTCCCCCCAACTAATAAATTTTTAGCGGGTAAGATTAGAAATGAACATACTTTGTATCATAATGAATTAAATGATGCAGATAAGAATTTTAATTTTATGAGTAGGAAAGCTCTTGATTGGTTTCAGGCTAGATTTCAGGAGTATTTAAAAATGGTGGAGAAGAAGCCTATAACAATTCGTTTATCATCGATTTGGGTTAATGAAATGTACGCAAATGAGTATAATCCTGTTCATCAGCATCTTTCCAAATATTCTTCGGTTGGGCTGTCATCAGTTATGATGTTAAAGTTTCCCAGCACGTATGGTGAAGAGTATTCTCGAGAGGACGATCCTATGAATGGTCAGCTGCAATTTATTAGCAGCGGCGGTGGTCAGTTTGCACATACAGATTATAGACCTCCAGCTAAGATTGGAGATTTTTTTATATTTCCTTATGATATGCGTCATTGTGTTTATCCTTTTAACACGACAGATGAGCATCGAAGGACTCTTGCAGCTAACGTAGATGTTTTTTTTAGTCCCCAAAAATAAAGACTTGACTACTTTCTAAAATTATGAAATTTGAGTCCAAATTTTACAATGAGCTTAAAAGAAATACACCTCAAATTACATGGACAAGGATTGAAAATACTAGCTTACCTGGTACTCCTGATCTGTTGGGGTATAATGCTAATCAGCACTTTTTCACTGTTGAATTAAAAGTTACGAAAAGTAATTCTCTTCGCTTCTCGCCTCACCAAATTGCCTTCCACAAACTACATCCAAAGAATAGTTTTATCTTAGCAAAGTCTCTCGCTTCTAGTCGCTTGAAACTTTATGAGGGTAAAAAAATTATGGAGCTTGTCGCTTGCGGCTTGAAGCTTGAGGCTTGCTGCTTGGCGCTTGAACCTTGGGATTTTTTTCAGTCGCTTGGTGCTTGAAGCTTACCGTATTGGCCGCGTGTAGATCCTCCGGCTTGATGCTTGGGGCTTGTGGCTTGTAGCCATTCTCTCTGCGCCACTCGTCGTGCAATTTTTTTATTTTAGTGTTTTGGATACGTGACACTGGGGACCTCCCTATTCCAGCAGGCTCTGCAGCTCTTGCATTGGTTGCCTTGATCCTTGGCCGGGCATGTCTTCGTCTTGGAGCTCACCGCGCTGGTCCACGGCCACCAGGTCGCATTCTTACCATCCACCATATGGCCGGATAGCCTAATGATTAAATTAGCCGGAATTATGTCTGGATCTATAAACTTTAAAAATTTTGCTTCACGCGTTGGCAGCCAGTGCCTGGTTGCTGGCGTCTTGCTGCATACTTCGAATATATTAGTGAGATGCTTGGCGCTTTGAATGTCGCCGGCGTCGTGCCACCTGAACCACTTCTGGCGCTTCACTTGTGCCACCATGGCCGGGACCCAGTCGGGCTCCATCAGGGAGGCCAGCCGGTAGTACTGAGCGGCTTTGATTGCAGGATATCTTGTATAATTTCCTTTGAGCGCATAGCAGCCAGCGCATACTGAATTTTTTATTTTACGTAATTTTTTACCGGTGATACATTCCCACGCTGGCAGGCTGTAGCTCAGGCCCGGCATTTTTTTCGTCCGGGTCATGCTTCCTGTTATTTTGATAGCGTCTTTAACTAACATAAAATCTTATATCTTTCAATTGTGGCCGAAGCTTGGCGCTTGCGGCTTGTAGCTTGTATCTTTTTTTAACTTTGCCCGGGGCGCCTGCGGCGCCCTAGGCGTAGAGACTATCTCGCAATCTCTTCATGTGGAAGTCTATCAGCGTTCCACTTGCCGCCAGAGTATTTGGGCTTATCTTCATCCCATTCACCCTGAACTGCAACAGTTGTTACAGTATAACCTGCTTTTTGAAGAGCATCACGTACGACAACCTCGACCGGTACTTCGGGTTCGTCCTTTTTACGCCATTCAAAATAAACCTTAGCAATCATAATCCCACTATATCCCAGATCTAAGGCTTTGTCAAGCTTGAAGCTTGTCGCTTGTAGTTTGTATTTTTAATTTTGTTGATTCTAAGAGCGCGCAGCTGTGAGCTGGACAGCGTCCTGCCGCCGTTAATGTTTAAAAAATTCTCAGGCCGCATGATGCTGCCATCGTGAGCCTGATATAAAAATGAATATTTAGATTCTTTCTTTAACATAAAATTTTATATTATATGAATCTGGCCATATTGTGGCGCTTGGAGCTTGAAGCTTGCCGCTTGTAGCGGGGCTCCCTGAGGCTTGGAGCTTGAAGCTTTTGACCGTTGATCTTGATCCGGGGGCCGAAGCGCTCCCATCCATTGCTCATGACCTTTAATTCCAGGCCAATTGTCGCCAGCTGTGCTGGCGACGCGTGACTTACTTCTATTGTGAATTGTTTCACTTGGCTGCTTTCTTCATTTCTTTCATGTCTTTTCTTACTAGTCGCAGGATCTCTTCTATTGCATCCGCGATTCTTTTTAATTGTTTTGTTTCCATATTATTCCTTCCATTGTTATGGACCAGTGGGTAACACCCAATATTTATAGTGGGATAGCCACTCTGCATAGTTACCGTTAGGTCACTGGCCCTGATCCATTACTTCTTCCTCCGGATAAATCCAGTGTCCATAATGGATTAGAGTTCATCCTATCATCTCTGGGACAGGCTGTCAAGCTTGCAGCTTGGAGCTTGTAGCTTTTTTCTTTTTTTTTTAATCCAATATTTTGCATCCAGGCGCATTGTTGGATGCTTGGCAATTTCAGACATTTTAACAATTGTATATTTCATAAATACTTTCTGGCCAAGCTGTCTCTATCGGCCGAATTCGTACAACTTGACCCAAGATCCGGTGGCTAATATTCATCCCAAGGCCAGATCTCGGCTCAAGGGCGCCTCTATGAGGTAAAGATTTATGATGAGTAAAAACTTCCCAATCAAGGCGCCAATGGCATTCGAATTCTATTCAGTTAAATATAGCCAAACCATTCCCGCTATAAATAAGAATACATAAAACCATAAACTTTCAAGAATCATCTTGACAATCTATGCATAAGTTTTTTGCTCTATCTGCCCATTCATCATTTTTGGGTGTGCAACCACAATTATGACACTTGTTCATAAAGACAATATCTAATGCAGTATTATATGTTATCTCTTTATAATTCATACTATCCTATATACTCCCTTGACTTTTAGGTGTCAAGGGTATAAACCTTTATTTTTAACTAAAGGAGAAATAAATGGCTAGAGTAAGAAATAATCAAGGGCATAGAAACAAGATATTAAATGTTTTTATGCGACCTTATTTAGAACAAGAAAACACGCAAGAACGTGAGGCTTATCTTCAAGCAAGAGAAACTGTAAAACCTCTACAAGATAAAACTTGGAAACTTGCGGAAAAAATAGTTAGACGACATTATACAAATGAAGATGTGAAGATGGCTTATCATCTTCAAAATAAGTTTGATAATGTAAATACTATTGCAAAAGACAGTTGCTTTCATTTTGGGTATATGTCCAAAAAAGATGGCTATGATAATGAGTATCGCCAAAAGGAATATGATAGTGAACATAGTGAGGGCGATCAAGACGACAAGTACATCACAAAGCATTTTGATTTTCGTTTAGATGGAAATATAAATGGTGATGAAAGTAGCAGAACAAATGATTTTGCGTATGCTTATTTTCGTGATGAGTTAAAAGGTAAAATTAATAAAGGGGAAAAATGTAATCCCGATATTAATATTGAGCAAAAATGGGGAAATGGTAGTGGTGAGGAAAATCAATCAAATCCTCATTGGACGCAAGTTGATAGTGCCAATTCAAGAGAACTTGGATTGAGTGGTGGTCGAGATAATCAAACTTGTTATGCACGTGAGTGGAATAATGATTATCAACTTGATTTAATTGGTCGTGAATATTGTCGAGATAGACAAATCGGTTGTGATCAAAAGGAGTTTGCAATCTTGATGAGTTGGCAACAAGCAAAACAAAAACTTATCATGGCACATACTAAATGGATTGAAACTATTTTAGAACAATGCAAAGTTTTAAAAAGTGGTTTGAGAGATCATGTCTATTTAGAACAATCAATCGACATGGCTAAGAAGATGGGCTTGGCAATTTCTGAAACTGATATTCTTGCAACTACATCTAAAGGCATTGTGGTTTCAAATACAGATATATTAAATCATTTGGCTAGTCTAAAAAATAAGACGCAAACTAGAGATCAGAAAATTGCGTTGCGTAAATTATACGACCAACAACAATCAAAATAGCCTATTGACATATTAGGGATAATCAAGTATTATCCCTACTATGGACAAATCAATAGAAAGCAATAAAAAGTTCAAAATCAAATACACTAAAAAGAATGGCGAAGAAGTTAGACGTTTCGGCATTATTACAGAAAACTGTCGTGGATTTGGGAATAGGAATAAAGACAGTAAGCCTTTTTTACATTATTGGGATTTAGATAAAAAAGGATATCGATATGCAACCAATTGGGAGATACTATAATGACTGAACTATGGAGAGAAGAAGATAAGAAGAAAAAGACAGTTAAACTGAGCGGCTCTAATTTATTTGCTACGTTTAAAACTGAGAAAGAGGTGAGAGATTATATTGAGGGGCATAGCTTAGCTGAGGAACGTAGATTACTTTGGTTAGGTTTTATGTTTGGCAGCAACTATGTTGCTCATCAAGTCAACACAACATTTGACTTGAAATATAAAAAGGAGAAAAAATGTCCAAAGTAAAAAGAACAAATCCATACTCAGGTCAATCTGAATTGTTAACACTTGAAGAGGCAAAGTTATATGATCAGATTAAGTTAGATGAATATCTTGGTAACTTTAATTTAGTGCAGCGGGGGTTGGATATGTTTAGCAGATTAAATGCTAAAGCTTATATGACTTTGTTAGACTAATGAAATATATCTTTTATGCATTTTACTTTGCGCTACATTTTGTAGCAGCATTTTTAGGTCTGGTCATTGCAATACACGTTAGCACATGGCTAGGCTTATCAATGTTTTTATTCTTCATCATCAAATTTGTGTTGATGATGCCACATGTTACGAGGTCAATATGAAATATTGTCAAGGACCATTGTGTCATACTTATCATACCAAGGACCGCATACGCGGTCCTAAAGGCGATAAGCATTATGAAACGCGCAAGCAAACTTATTATCATGATGAGTTTTGTTGTCTGCGATGTCAGAATGATTGGTTCCGAAAGTTTGGTAAGTTATCAGTTGATCATTTCGGTAGAATACATGAGCCTAAAAGAACTGACGCAAGTGGCGCATGGTATAAGGATTATGTTTGGCGTCATAGTAGTGATGGTGGCTCTCGTCATTACTTCGTTAATGATTTACTTGGTGAACGCAGACCAATTACCCAAGCACAATACAATGATAAAGATTTCGTTAGTCCATGACGAATGGTCAA